TTCTGCAGACGTTGCTTCCGCACTGACCATGGCTGGTGTACTTGATTACACTCCAGCTCTGAACGCTAACCTCAACGTTGATGATACTGGTAACACCTTCGCTGGTGTTCTGCAAGGTAAGTATCGTGTATACATCGATCCTTATTCTGCAAACAGTGCAGCAAATCAGTACTTCGTTGCTGGTTATAAGGGTTCTTCACCTTATGACGCTGGCATGTTCTACTGCCCATATGTTCCTCTCCAAATGGTTCGTGCCGTTGGTGAGAACTCCTTCCAGCCCAAAATCGGATTTAAGACTCGCTACGGCATGGTCGCTAATCCATTCGCAGAAGGAACCACCCAAGGTCTGGGACGTATCAAGGCGAACGCTAACCGCTACTATCGTCGCGTCCGCGTTGACAACCTTATGTGATCAAAATGCATGGAACGTTCCATGCACTATTCACACTCCTCAGGACCCTCCGGGGTCCTTTTTTTATGCTTGACAGATTGGGCAAAGTCATCTATAATTTACCCATAGTCAATCAGATCAAACATGAATTCCTTTGAACCTTATCAACCGATCAGTGACGCACTTGAAATGGAGTTTAACCAAATGCAATCACATCAAGTAAACCAACAAGAAAACTTTATTGCCTTTACCCGTATTCGTCAAAGTCATCGCCAGCACATTCAAAAATTGGGATCTGGTTCTGGACAAGGACGCCAATGCACTTATCCCTGGCGTGATCCAGAATACAAGGTAGGAGATGCCTTTTTCAAAGCTTGCTCCAAGTCCGATGTTGATGACAACCGAGGTCGTCCGAGTGTTCCATCAAATTTGAGAATGTCAGGACGAGTCTGGAGAACAACAAAGTCATACAACAATATGACCAAACAATACGGTTATTTGTGTGAACGTGTTCAATAATAAAGAGAGGATCTTCGGATCCTCTTTTTTTGTGTCTAAATAATTTTTATGTATCCCTAAGAACAATGACCCATGGAAGCCCCAGAAGAAGAATGGTTGCTTACAATGTACATGGGCATAGACGAGGTTAGAGCTCTTTATAGTCATATCTGTTTTGCTATAGAAACTTGGCCAGGTTCCCCTAGAAGACCAGCAGAAGAACAAGAATATCTTCTAGTGCTCAAGACCAGATTATTTGCAATGATAATGGAGCACACTTTAGATACTAAATAAAGATAAAACAATGAAAGCGTTTTATCAGTTCATTGAAGAAGCAGCAACAAAAAGATGTAAAGTTGGTTATTACTACTGCTTTACCGATAAAAAATGTAAGAAGATTCCTGGTGGTTATCACGTAGGTAGAGGTGGTTATCTTGAAAAAGATAATGACAACGATTCCGAGGATTCTAATGGATCAAAGAATGGTGGTTCTAATGGTGGCAACGGTGGTAATGGCAATGGGAATGGCGGAAATGGTAATGGAGGAGGTGGAGGAGAATGACAACGCCGTGGGTGAATCAAATTGACAATAGGAATTATCTTTCTCCTATTGGATTTAAATTTTCAATTACCAAAGTACCGAAAGCAGACTTCTTTTCAAACTCTGCATCAATTCCTGGTATCAGTCTTGGATTTGCGGTACAACCAACGTATCTGAAAGATATTCCCGTCCCAGGCGACAAACTAACGTATCAAGATTTTACGTTAAAGTTTTTTGTCGATGAAGATTTAACTAATTATCTTGAAGTTCATAACTGGTTGAGAGGATTGGGTTATCCTGAATCAGTTCAAGAATTTACAGATTTAAAAAAAGGAGATGTGTATAATCCAAGTACATCATTCAAAGATCAAATGAATGAGTACTCAGATGCAAGTCTGTTTATCTACAACAGTAATTTTAATGAAGTTGCCAGAATTGATTTTAAGGACGTTTTTCCTTCTAATCTTTCTACAATTAATTTTGATGCAACTGCTTCTGATGTCAATTACGTTACCGCAGAAGCGACTTTCAAATACTCGATATATAGTATAGAAGTTTTATGATGTAAAGTATGAATCTTGATGAAATTCAATCGTTATGGGAAGAAGATTCAAAAATAGACGAAGATGAGTTACACACAGAATCTACAAAGATTCCATCTCTTCATGCAAAATACTATAGAATTTTAAACAATATTCTCTTACTTAAAAAATTAGAAGAGAATAAGTTTAAGCAACTTAAAAAAGAAAAATGGCAATATTACACGGGTAAGGCAGACCCAGAAGTGTATGTTGAAAAACCATTTGATCACAAGGTTTTGCGACAGGATGTAGATAAGTATATGGATGCAGATGAAGATCTCATCAAGATACTTAGCAAAATGGATTATTACCAGGTAATGTTAAATTACTTGGATAGTATTCTTAAAACAATTAATAACCGAACATACCAAATTAAAAACTCAATTGAGTGGCAGCAGTTTATAAGAGGATATAGTTGATGTCTGACCTGGTGATTCGCAAGAAAAATGAAGTTTACGTCACAGTCAAAACAGAACCATACATTAATCAAGAACTATCAGATCATTTTACGTTTGATGTTCCTGGTGCAAAGTTCATGCCTCAATACCGTAGCAAGTATTGGGACGGAAAGATAAGACTGTATAGTTCACATACTGGTGAGATCTATGTGGGACTACTTGATAAAGTAGTTGCATGGGCAAAGAACTATGGATATTCGGTAGAATTTGAAAATAACAAGTTCTACGGTCCTCCATTTGAAGAGAATAAAACAATCTCTTATCAAGGGGTCAAAGAATACATGACTCGTATTGCTCGATTTAAACCAAGAGATTATCAAGTTGATGCTGTCTTTGATGCTCTAAAATACAATCGTAAACTTTTAATCTCACCAACTGCATCAGGTAAGTCGTTGATGATTTATTCTGTAGTGAGATACTTTGCGGAGAAAGGTAAAAAAATTCTTCTTGTTGTTCCTACCACTTCTTTAGTAGAACAGATGTTCAAAGACTTTGAGGATTATGGTTGGAATGCTGAGGAATACTGTCATAAGATCTACTCTGGCAGAGAGAAAACAAATGAGTATCCTGTTACAATTACAACCTGGCAATCCATTTACAAATTACCAAGACCGTTCTTCAAAGATTTTGAAGTAGTTATTGGTGATGAAGCACATTTATTTAAGTCTAAGTCTCTTGTCAGTATCATGACGAAGATGGATAGTGCAAAGTACAGATTTGGTTTCACTGGTACTTTAGATGGCACACAGACGCATAAGTGGGTACTAGAAGGATTGTTTGGACCATCATACAAAGTCACACAAACAAAAGAACTCATTGATAAAGGACATCTTTCTCAGTTACAAATTCATGTTCTTTTACTTAAACATGATTCATATCAGTTTGAAACTTATGAGGATGAAGTTCAATATATTATTGGACATGAGAAAAGAAATAATTTTATTAAGAACTTAGTATTGGATTTGAAAGGTAACACTCTTGTTCTATTCAGTAGGGTTTCTACCCATGGTGAACCACTTTACGAATTAATAAATAATTCTGTGAAAGGAAATCGAAAAGTATTTTATGTTCATGGTGGCATTGATGCTCAAGAAAGAGAAAGAGTAAGAGAAATTACAGAACAAGAGCAGGATGCAATTATTGTTGCTTCATACGGAACTTTTTCAACAGGCATCAATATTAAGAACCTTCATAACGTAATCTTTGCATCACCATCCAAGTCAAGAATTAGAAACTTACAGTCTATCGGTAGAGTTCTAAGAAAAGGAGACAAGAAGAATCAAGCAGTGTTATATGATATTGCTGACGACACCACTTACAAGTCAAAGAAAAACTACACATTAAATCACTTAGTCGAAAGAATTAAAATTTACAATCAAGAGAAATTTAATTATGAAATTGTACCAGTTAATCTCAAATCAAAATGAATGAAGAATTCTATGCAATAATAAAATTAATGTCTAGTGAAGAAATTTTTGCTAAAGTTACTCCA